TAATTAATTATGTGGTTGGTTGAGTAAAACAAGATGTTGATGAAAAAACATTATCTGGATTATCACTATGAAGGAAGAAAAAATTTTACAAGTCGTTAATTTATCCCCATCAGAAGCATGGGTAGAAAAATTACATGATGTACATCCAATGAAACAAATTACTGTAGCATCTATTATACAGGTTTGTGTATTTGGGTTTATGTTATTTATGTTTAAGATGATAGGATTATGGACGGGGTAATATTAGCTGTAGGAATTATTGCAAGCTTTTATGCAATTATTTCATTATTAATAAGTGCAGAAGGAACCAAAGGGATTGAAAAAGAACCTTATTATGGTCGAAAGACTGGAACAATATATACTGCAAAGAAAGACAGGGAGAAACATTTAGTATGATTATAATATACGGTAAAACACAATGTCCATATTGCGATATGGCAAAAAACTTATGCGAACAAAAAGGACTCGATTTTGAATATAAGCAACTAGGAACTGATTTTGATAGAGATGAAATGCTATCAACATTTCCAGGTGCTAGAACATTTCCACAAATTATTTTAGATGGTCAAAAAATTGGTGGATATACAGAATTAAAAGAGTTGACTAGCGTAGAGTTATGATATTAGAATGCGAATATTGCTACTCACGTATAGTGATTAAGCCTGACGATAGAGAACTTAAAATAAATTTCTGTCCTCATTGTGGTGAACCTACTGATGATGATGCTGACGAGTTAGATTTTAATGAATGATTGGATATATCAAGGATTAAAGTTTACTCCTGATGAACCTTTTACTTACGAAAGATATGGAAATGAATGGTATGGGTTTGTCTATTGTATTACTCATAGAGGAACTAATCGAAAATATATCGGAAAGAAGTTCTTCTGGTCTAAAAAAACTTTACCTATAACAAAAACTCGTAAAAGAAGAAAAATCACTTATGTTGAATCAGATTGGAGAACCTACTATGGCTCTAATAAACATCTGAATGAAGAATTAGAACAACACGGAAAAGAATTCTATCATAGAGAAATACTACATCTCTGTAAAACTAAAGGAGAATGCGCCTATATGGAAACAAAAGAACAGTTTGATCGAGAAGTTCTTTTGAAAGACGAATACTACAATGGAATTATTAATTGTAGAATAGGTGCAAAAAGTTTAAAAAACTTGTTTACAAATGACTAAAAGTATGGTATAATATATACTAACATGGCAAAAATACTAAAGTTTCCTACACGTAAGGAACTCGAAGAAAAAGAATCGATTAAAACACTTGATAATTACAGTGATAATTGTATAGATGGCGCGCACTTTTTACTCGAAGTCCTTGAGGAATTTATCAATACCGGTCAGGTACATCCAGATTTCTTAGATATGAATTTTAGAGACGAGACAGTACAAGAGTCTCGAGATATGTTTGTTGTTGTTAATATGATAAATGCAATGTTTCAAAGATACTATGGTATGCCTCATCGTTTACATAGAGAGATGGACAGATCTTATATTGCCGTAAAAAAATTGATTGAGCTCAATGAAAAAGCTCAAGAAGAACTCGATGATTTCGATATAATATTTACTCCGGAGGAGCCTGATGATACTGATTGATTATAGCCAAATTGCTATTAGTAATATAATTGTACAAAAATTAAATGATGAAGATATGATAAGACATATGATACTGAATAGTATACGTATGTACAATAAGAGATATCGTGAACAATATGGCCAATTGGTTATATGTGCAGATGGTATGAATACATGGAGAAAAGAATTCTATCCATTCTACAAAGCAAGTCGTAAGAAGAATCGTGATGAATCAAGTCAAGATTGGACTGAAATCTTTAGAATTCTACATCTTGTAAGAGATGAAATAAGAGACTATTTGCCATATAAAGTATTACATCTTGAAGGAGTAGAAGCAGATGATATTATTGGTACACTTACTATGCAAACACAAGAGTTTGGTATGGATGAACCAGTTATGATTGTATCCTCAGATAAAGACTTTATTCAACTACAAAAATTTAAAAATGTAAAACAATTCAGTCCAATACAAAAGAAGCTTGTGACTGATGACAATCCAAGAACATACTTATTTAATCATGTTATGAGAGGAGATAGTGGTGATGGTATACCTAATGTTCTCTCAGCTGATGATACATTTGTATCTGAAAAGAATCAAAGTCCATTACGTCAAACTAAAATTAATGAATGGTTAGAGAATGCAGATAACCTAAGAGAAGTAATGGATGAAGATACATATAGGAATTATCAAAGGAATAAAAAACTTATAGATTTAACTGATATTCCTGAAGATGTACAACAAACTATTATAAATAATTTTAATGGGCAAGCAAAAACGCCAAATATGAAAGTACTAAATTATTTAATAAAGAAAAGATGTAACAATTTGATTGAAGTCGTGGAGGAATTTTACAATGGCTAAAAAATTATTAACTGAAGTTTTATCAGAAGCTTCAAAACTTAAAACCAAACCAGAACGAGTCTCGTTTCTGCAGAAAAATAGATCACCAGCACTTATGGATATACTCAGAGTAGCATACGATGATGATATCGTATCAATGTTACCTAAGGGTGCACCTACATATCGTAAAGATGATGCTCCAGCTGGTCATGAATTTACAACATTACATAGAACACATAGAAGATTTAAATACTTCTTTAAAGGTCCTGTAGCGCAACAAACACCAGCATTACGAAGAGAAGGAATGTTTTTAAGCCTATTAGAATCTTTAAATGGAGATGAAGCTGAATTGCTCGTAGCGGCGAAAGATAAGTCGCTAAAATATAAAGGTATCACGAAAAAATTGATTCAAGATACCTTTCCTAATTTGATTAAAAAGTAAGGAGGTGATCAACATCTATACTTATATTATGATAATATTAAAATTAATTAACAACATTTGGAGAATGCCTATGAGTTTTATTCAAATTGAAAGACTGAAGAAAGATATTTCTGAAGCACAATATTATCAAAAAAGATTAATTAAAAAAGGGAAGCATGTATTAGCTTATAAAATGGGTAAAAAGATTGATTACATGTCTCACATGTTGAATGACATAAAAGCAGTTTAGGAGGAACAGGCCGAGAGGCCGTAAGGCCTCTCATTTTACATTATGAATTTGTTTATATTAGATAATGATCCAGTGAAAGCAGCGCAAATGCAATGCGATATTCACGTTAATAAAATGATTGTTGAGTCAGGTCAAATGCTCTCAACAGTTCATCGAATGCTTGATGGCGCGATGGAAAGAAGACTCTCTAAGTCAGGTAAAGTAAGAGTACAATACTGGAAACTTAATGATGAGAGAGAAGATATACTTTACAAAGCATGTCATTTTAATCATCCATGTACTATATGGTCAAGAGAAAGCGATGCAAACTATCAATGGCATTATGAACATTTTATTGCTCTTTGTAAAGAAAAAGAATATCGTACAGGAAAGGTACATTTGACTTATACAAAATTACATGAAGTACTTAAAACTCCACCAAAAAATATTCCTATAGGTTCAATGACACCATTTAAACTTGCAATGAAGAGTAATCCAGAATGTATCTTTGAAGATGCAGTACAATCTTATCGAGCATTCTATCAAACAAAACAACATAGATTTAAAATGAATTGGACAAAACGTAACGTACCAGAGTGGTTTGTATATGCCTAGTTATAAATTTTTAGAACATAGATATACCTTTAAAGGAAACTTTGCTTATGCAGCAGACTGTATACGACATTCATTAGATATGCTAGGTTATACAGAATCAGAAACTGAAGAAGCAGATCTATATGTATATAATCATACATGTAGAGATTTAGAACCTGATATGCCAGAGAATTCTATTATCTTTAAACCAACAGCTCCAACCAGTAAACATTTTCAAATATGTGATTTAGGATATGCAAATTCTTCTGATATTACTTTTGAAGAACCAATGTATGAATGGAAAAAGGTTCATGATTATGAATGGAATGAAGTACAAGATTTAATACAAAGAAGAGCAAATAAGTGGGATGATTCCATTATGCTCAAATGGCCTGATGCAGAAAATGTAAAAGAAGATCATATATTAATCATAGGTCAAATGCCAGAAGATGAAACAGTAATGGGATTTGGTTTTGGTGATCATTGGAAAAAGATGTGTATGATTGTCGACAAATTAAACGATAGAGATAATCTTGTTATTAAATTACATCCAAGAATACGTAAAGCATCACATCGTATACGAGATATAAATAAAAATATAGAAAAATGGGAAGAAGCAGGTCACCAAGTATTTAGTGGTTATGAATCGATT